CAGCAACCGAACTACGCATCATTGCAACTCTGCTTCGTCAGATTGTATCACCCCGTACTTGTCAGCCTATTATCTCTGTTTTCCAGGATACTCTGACCGGTGCATATCGTATCACACAACCTGATGTGATGATTCCCGAACATCTTGCAATGAACATCCTGGCTCGTAGTCCGCGTGCCATTTCCGAGTTCAAGCGTATGGATCTTCCAATGGCTGGCACAGATGTCGTATCACATGCCTTCCCGCTCATGAACTTCAATGGCAACGTCCACATTGAGAATGGTAAGCTTGTGAAGGGTGTACTCAATGATGGCGCCCTCAAGAAGCCATCCAAAGGCGTGGTACATGCAATCTATAATGAGTTTGGCTCAGAGCGTTGTGGCACGTTCATTAACTCCCTTCAGAACATTGTCACTAAGTACAATCTGCTTTCTGGGTTCTCTACGGGTCCTTCTGATCTGATTGCATCTATTGAGGCACATGAGTCTATTGATAAGGCTATCGTGGACAGCAAGCAGAAAATCTCTGATGTTCTTTCTTCTGTTCACGCTGGTCGGTTCCTAAACTTGTCTGGACGTGCCGATGGTGAGGAGCTTGAGAACAATATTCGCTCTGCTATTGGTGAGATGAATAGCAAGGCAAATAGTGTAGTGGTAGACAAGCTGGCACCCAATAATCGAATGATTATCATGTCAGATAAGGGCGCTGGTTCCAAGGGTACAGCCGAGGTGAACATCACTCAGATGGTTGCCTTTCTGGGTCAACAATATGTCGATGGCAAACGTATCAAGTACACCATGGATAATCGTACTCTTCCTCACTTTGCAAAGTATGACGATGGTCTGGAATCTCGTGGCTTTGTTGAGAACTCCTTCATTTCAGGTATCAGACCTGCCGAGTTCTTCTTCCACGCCATGGGCGGTCGTGAGGGTCTGATTGATACTGCAGTTAAGACGTCAGACACTGGCTATATCCAGCGCCGTCTGGTAAAGCTAATGGAAGATATTCACGTAGAGCAGGACGGTACTGTGCGTGACATCAATGGTTCGATTGTTCAGTTCCTCTACGGTGAGGATGGCATTGATGCTACTGGGATTGAAAAGCAGGATTGTGAACTTGGTATGATGACCATGGAGCAAGTGTATTCTCAATTTGCTGCCACAAAGGATGATTTCAAGGCTGTATCTCCTGATACGAGTGATTCTCCAAATGATATGGTTGACCAAATCTTAAATGACCGCGATATGTTTGTTACGCGAGTGATTCGTTTCATTAAGAAGACCGAAGTGCGTGCTCCTGTTCATCTTCAGCGTCTGGTAGAAAAGTATCGCAATCCGTACCTTGTGAAGACTGACCTAACTCCTCAGTATGTCGTAGATGAACTTGACAAACTCTGTAAGACTTCCTACATGGCAGATAACTATCTGTTTCACTGCTTGCTTCGCTATAACTTGGCGCCTAAGAAGTCAATCATTGTCAATCGTTTCACTGTCGCTCTGTTTGATGAACTGATTCGTGACATCAAGTACAAGTACAAGAAGGCGCTTGTTCATCCTGGCGAGATGGTGGGACCTCTGGCTGCTCAGTCTATTGGTGAGCCTACCACTCAGCTCACCCTGAACACTTTCCACCAGGCTGGTACTGCAAAGGCAAATGCCACACAGGGTGTTCCTCGTATCCAAGAGCTTTTAAGTGTGTCACAGAACCCCAAGAATCCTTCAAATATCATTTATCTGAAACCAAATATGGCAGACCATCAGGGTGCTATTTCCAGCATGAAAGAAATCCAGAAAACTACTCTGCGCGACATCACCAAATCAGTCAGAATCTACTATGACCCCAACCCGCTGTCGTCGGACACTATTGTTCAGGAAGACCGCGAGATTCTTCTGTCGTATGAGAAGTTCAGTGTCAGTCACGGACAAACTTGCGTGTCTCCTTGGATTATCCGCCTTGAGCTGGATCCTAACCAGATGCTCTCACGCAACATCCTGGACATGACTAAGATTCGTACAAAGATTGAAAGCAACAAGGTTCTGCGTGTGTTTGAGTGTATCCATCCAGACACCAATACATCAGACAAGTTGGTAATGCGTATCACATTTGGGAATGATGTAGCAAAGAATGCTCTGTCTTTGAGGTTTATCGAGGACAAGCTATTGGATACTACGCTGACTGGCATTGACGGTATTGGTCGTGTATTCCCTCGTGAGAAGAAAGATGAAATTATGTTTGATGAGCGTGTTGGGGGGTTTGTCTCTAATCACCAGTGGGTTTTGGACTCTGAGGGAACCAATTTGCTTGACCTCTTTGTATTCCCAAATGTGGATCCCACACGTACATTCTCGAATGACATCCACGAGATTCTGAATGTCTTCGGAATTGAGGCAGCACGTATGGCATTGTACGAGGAGATGATGGATGTGTTTGGTGTTGATTCAGTCAATTATCGTCACCCGTGTCTACTGGTAGATGCTATGACTTATCATGGTTATCTGATTGCAATCGACCGCTTTGGCATGAACAAGCTGGAGAATGGTGTTCTTGCTAAGTCTTCGTTTGAAATGACATCCAAGATTCTGTTTGATGCTGCAGTATCAGGCGAGTTTGATTCTATGCGCGGCGTCTCAGCAAACATTATGTTTGGTCAGAAGCCCCCTTGTGGAACCGGATTTGTTGATATTTTAGTAGACGAGTCTCGTATGCCAGAAGGTCACGAAGAGCACGATTTGTATACTGCTGAGCTTGCTCATGCAAATGCATTAGTCAAACAAGAAGAAAAGAAGGATGATGCAGATGGTCAATGCAGAATGGATGATATTGTCATGAGCTGGTAACTTATGCCCGTTCTATAAGGCCTTGACCAATCATAGTAACTAATCCAAGTCCAATCATTACAGAGCTAATCCAAAATGCTGGCCTTGTAAGTGAAGGAAGAACGCGAGGCAAGACATACATGCTTGCTATGAGAAGAAGAAGTCCCCAAAAGAAAAGCTGCATTTATTATTGAATCTTAATTATTTTTAGTTACTGTATGCCAGTCCACCCATTCCAGACATGACGCGCAATACATTGTAGTTCACTGCATACACACGAACATTCCAGTTCTGTTCGTCACCAAGGCCAGGGTTGTGCGTTGAGGCAGAACCTAAACTCGCCATATTCATCACGATGGTAGCAGTATCAATGCGAGAGAAGTTGCAAGTACCAGAAGGCTGGTGTTCTTCTGGGCGAAGAGCGAAAGAGTACATATAGGCACCAATGCCGTTGGTGGAGGCGTCTACGACGTTTTTAGTTCCACCCAAAATACCACTGTGGTGCTGGTAGGGCTGAACCTTGCTATAGTAGTCTCCATAACGACGATCCAGGCGGTCTTGGCCGTTAATCTGAAGCCACTGGTCAAACACAGGATCCAAGGTATATGTGAAAGGCAGTAGTCTGCTCGCATTCGGGCCAGGGTTAGCTGCAGCAAAACGGCAGTCAGTGTACCATGAAGGCTGAACAACCCAGATGAGTTCCTTTACTGGGTGGTTAAAGGTCAAGTCAATACGGTTATTGGCTCCAGTAATTCCTTTATCTTCGTTGAACTGTGTCTGCTCGATGAGATACTCGTGGGAAGCCTGTGCCATACGACGACGCTCTTCTGTGTCCAGGTAAATGTAATCAATGTATAATGCAGCCTGAATGGCCTGAGGAAGGTCTTGAATGGCTGGTCGACCACTAACTGCATCCTTCCTAAAGTTTCCAGCAATGAATTGGGGCTCATTCCAGAGAACATTAATCTTTACCTCGTGGTACTGAAGAGCAATCAGAGGAAGAGCAGCTCCGGGGTTACGAGTAAAGAAAAAGGGAAGAGGAATGTACAAAACATTCATCTTCTGCTGACGACCATCGGCTCCACAGGTTGTTCCAAAGGCTACTCTCGATGGTCCAGAACCTTCAATGCACGGCCCAGAAAGAAGTTTCGTAAGCTTAAAAAGTTGGTTACTCTCCTGTGTAAGATTACTCCATAGAAACATAAACTCAGAGTACAGGCGATCAATGAGCTGGCCACCAATATCAAGCTCTACATGACGAATCAAATTATATCCGAGGGAATACTGCTCGTTATTCCAGAAGTAGTCAACTGTGCCATCACTATTTCTTGCTCCTGTCCATCCAGCAGGAGCCGGAATTGTTTTGGGCAAAACAACCTCGACGTAGGTTGAGTATAGAAGGTCGGCATGGCGACCAATCAAGGCGGTTTGCTTGGTGCCCCACGCAATCTGTCCGGAAAAGTTAATACGAAAAGGCTCCATTGCAAAGTTAGTATGGCGCTTGAAAAGTCCCTTCCAAAAGGTAATCTGCGGGTTTCCCGAAATGTATGCATCCTGAGCTCCATATGCAACGAGTTGAAGTAAACCGCCACCCATTTGTCTTTATATGTTAGTTATACTCATTTTTTCTAACGACGACGGCTGTGGCGACGACGACGAGTCTTGCGACGACGCCCTCCTGCAACATCACCAGATACGGTCTTATTAACCTCAGTTCCAGTAGTTGCCTTTGCAGTCGGTTCATCCAGAGGAACATCCTCTAATTCACTATCGGCACCGCCAGACATGCCACACTCGCCACCACCTCGCTTGGCCTTGTGCCAAGTCTTCTTGGCTGCCATGATAACCTGCTTGAGACCCTTGCCGGCAATGTATGAACCCCTTGCCTTCATCTGCTTCATCGTCTTCTTGATGTGAGCTAACCACTTGTTTGGCATTTTATTAAATAACGCAGAAGAAAGTTCATCAGATGACAATTGACTTTTCACCTGTGACAGGATTGGAATCGTATATCGGAGAAGTGTGAGCCATGGGCTGGAAAGAATGAGTAGCAGGGTCGGGAAGAACAGGTGTCTTTGCTTCAACTGGCTTGTATCTCAACTCTACAGGTTTTAAGATAACACTACCTTGCTGAAACTGACCAACGTACAGTTCCATCATGGAATCTAATGAACCATAATGCATCATATTCCACTGACATCCGTATGAGAAAAGTATAGTAGGATTATTATTCTTCAAATCTGGAACTGTGTCTGGCACAACCATACAAATATTTGTACGATTTGCGTTGATTAGTTCATCGTGGTCGTAAGGTTGTGATGCCTGCATATAGGTTAATCTACGCAGGTTAGATGTTGACCACGACAAGTTTACCAGCTCTTCAATCAAAGTACCCTTGATGTTTCCACCTGATACAATGATTAGCTTTCCAGCAACGTTACAGATTGGTTCCTGTGCAAGATTCTTGCGGTTGTAAGCAAATTCAGGCCCAAGCATATATCTTTGGCATGTGTCCTTTAATATCTGAGCAGCTGCATCCATGACTGTTCGCTTATCTGTGTGAAATACCAAGCTCAAGACAAACGGATCACTTGAAAGTGGAGTATCTACCTTATTAAAAGCAGAATTAGCTACCGCAATACAACATGATTCAAAGTCTACTGAATTCAGGGCATAATCATACCCAAGCGTTTCATTCTTCAAACCAACTACTGGCTTATCATTGTCTCCAGCATAAATGTCAACTTCTACTAGACGAGCTCCTGCTTTAATTGCAAGTGTCAGCACATTGTCAGAAATATAGTCACGAGTTGCAGAACCTGGAAATACTGAATAGGCAGAAGATGCAAAATAATAATCACATAATTTTGTGTTGTCATTTGTCGGACATCCCAGCGGAGCTAATGCAGTAACCTTAGAATATGTTCCAAAAGTCGTATTTGCAAGCATCTTCACCGTTTCTGGATTTCCTCTAAAAGCTGCCCAACCATAGATAATTGTCAGTGCAATAACTGCTATACCAATTGCTATCGTGGTTAAAGTTGAGCCGTGCTCTCGTAAAAATTGGATCGGAACATCCATCTTATTATTAGTTCTCTCTAAAAAGAAGCCTGCGGAATACATTTATGGCGTCGTCGGGAATCCTCCGATCCATTGGAATCCCATTCAAACAACAGTAATGAAAGTAAAGTGAATATACACCACACTCTGAATCTTTGAACTGATGAAGAATTTTATTGTACGTCGTCAACATAGGTTTATCATGAACTCCAGTTTGTTCCCATTCGTCCTTCCAACGTTTCATCAATCTCTGAATTTCCTTCTCTGGCTTACGAGCATATGAGTCAAAATAAGTGATACGTGGCTGCTCAAGCTCTGGTCGGATATCGCAAAATAATGCAATCCAGTGCTCACCTGGGCCAGTGTGAACGTCTGTATTGAATACAATTCCAATCTGTGTTTTTCCCTTGCGATAAAGGTTCTTAATATTGATTGAACATAATGCATCTACGAGGCACTTACCTGTGGGTGATTTTAAGTCAAAGTCAATTGGAATACAGCCTAAAAATATATAATGTTTGAATAACCTTTGAAACTCCTTTTCTGCTCTTTCAATATCAACAGATGATAACCATTCAGTTGGGTTCACCATCCAGGCATCTGGTGCCTTAGGACGATTCATCATGTGTGATATAATACACTCTGGTCTCCCAGATTTACACTTAGAATGAAATCTTTCTTTCAAATAATTCCAGATTTGTTCAGTGGTACCATCAGGTATGGGTTGTTCCTTGGAGTGTTCAGAATTGTAGACTGTTCTAAAGTTTCTTATTTCTTCGTCACCAAACATTTGTATTTAAAACGGAATCTTAATTTACAGGAAAAGAAGTCGTAGGACTGTAATGGTTCTGTAAATGATGATTGAGATGAAGTACTTCGAGGTTCTTCTGTGTGAGCGTGGGAAC